CGCTTGGTAGTTTGTTTCCTTTCAAAGAAAGGTCTAAAGAGGGAGAATGAAATGAAAATATGTACATTAGACCTAGAAACCTTTTGGGATGTTGGTCACTCCCTAACAAAAATGTCGCCAATTGTGTACTGCACACACCCCGAGACAGAGATAATCAGTTGTGCGTTTAAGTTCGGGGAAGGCGAGACCGAAGTAGTTTTCGGAGAGCAGAACGTAATCGACTACTGCAACGACATAGACTGGTCAGAGTACTGGGTAGTAGGACATAACCTATCGGGCTTCGACTCTATGATTTTATCGTGGAGGTTGAACATCAAGCCTAAACTTTGGGGGTGCACGTTGGCTATGGCACGACCTATCCACGCAAAAGATGTAGGACTGTCCCTAGCTAAGTTGGTTCAGCACTATAGACTTGGCGTAAAGGATAACTTTGCTTTACTCAAAACTAAAGGTAGACATCTATGTGACTTTACTGAGCAAGAAGTTAAGGACATGGGTGTGTACAACAAGGAAGACGTTGACCAATGCTATGGATTGCTGAAGAAGCTAATACCTCAAACAAAAAGAGACGAGGTCAAACTTATCGACATGACTATACGCTCGCTGATAGAACCTCACTTCGATTGTGATACTGAACTACTGAACAACACTTTAGTAGAAGAAGGAGTACGCAAACGAGCGTTGTTGCTAGACGCGGCAGAGCAGATGGGGGTAAGCGAATTAGGCATGGACGACGACGAGAAGGTGGAAGGTGCCTTAAAACTACTATCCTCGGCGGCTAAGTTCGGTAAGTTCTTAGAAAGCCTAGGGGTGGAAGTTCCAACTAAAGTATCCCCCCGGACGGGCAAAGATATCCCTGCTTTGGCTAAGACGGACGAAGATTTTATTGCCATGCAAGAGCACGATAATCCTTTAGTTGCCGTGGCTGCGAACGCCAGGCTAGACGCTAAGAGCACTATACTACAGACACGCATCACTGCGTTCCTAGCGGCGACGGAGGCTCACCCGCAACACAAGGTTCCTATCCCATTGAAGTACTACGGGGCGGACACCACAGGACGCTGGTCCGGGTGGGCGTACAACCCACAGAACCTGCCAAGAATAAATCCGTATTTCCCTAAGCCTTCAGACGCATTGAGGAAATCATTAATTGCACCGCCCGGGTATAAGGTCGTAGTAGCTGACTTATCGGGTATTGAGTTACGTGTCAACCACTTTCTATGGCAAGTTCCATCTAGTATGGAGATGTTCGAGGCGGACAGAGAGAACGCAGACTTATACAAAGACTTTGCAGGGAAGCTGTACGACATACCTCAGTCCGAAGTAACTAAAGTACAAAGACAAGTGGGTAAAGTTGCTCACTTAGGACTAGGCTTTGGAGCGGGAGCACCAACATTCCAAAAGGTAGCAAAACTTATGGGAGGTGTAGACCTTGACCTCGAAGAGTCTAAAGAAGTTGTAGACGCCTGGCGCACGACGTACTCAGAGATTACTATAGCTTGGCGTAAATGCCATAACGTGTTACCTACTATCATGAGAGGGGCTTCGGGAGGTGCTATCGACCCGTGGGGCATGGTGTATCCAACACCGGAAGGACTACAAACACCCAAAGGAGTTATCAGATACCCTAACCTACGTACCGAGATGAATGATGACACCGGAAGGCTTGAGTATATCTATGGGGACGGACGTAATAAGGCTCGTATCTACGCAGGGAAAATCGTGGAGAACATAGTGCAACACTTGGCTCGATGCGTAATTGCTGACAACGCCTTAGAGGTACAGCGAGTGTCACGACTCATACCCGCACTCATGGTGCACGACGAACTGGTATACGTAGTTCCGGAAGATAAGGCGCAGGCAACATTAGACATGGTGCAGGACATCATGAGAACCCCACCAACATGGTGGCCGGAGTTGCTAACTTGGAGTGAAGGCGACATCGCTGACACCTACGGTGACGCTAAATAAACAAGAATTAACTCCCATAAATACCCATAGCAGGGTACACTTCTTTGAAGACTTGGGGAGTTCTCGGGTCCACACAAGGAAGCAAATGGATTACTTAGAAAAGTGTAACGAAATAGCGGAAGCGTATGCGGATAAAGTAGCTAGTAGGAACGGATTTAACTACGACGACGCGTACGACCAAGCCATGGATAAATGTATCCGAAAACACAAAGAGGAGAGTGTAGATGATGAAACCGACTAAGTCTTGGAGCTATTCAGCTCTTACGGCATTTGAAACGTGCCCAAGACGGTACCAAGTAACTAGAGTAACTAAAGAAGTACATGAGAAACAACACGAAGCTTCTATTTGGGGCAACAAAGTACACAAACACCTAGAAGACTACGCTAACAAGAAAGGCCCACTGCCCGAAGACATAAAGCAGTATGGTAAGTACGTCGACAAGATATTTACATACGAAGGCAAGCGAGTAGTGGAGCAACGTATGGCTATCAATAACAATTTCCACCCCGTAAAGTGGATGGCTAAAGATGTATGGTGCCGAGGTATCGTTGACATCGGTGTTGTTGGTTCTGATACAGCATACCTACTTGACTGGAAAACGGGTAAGCGTAAAGTTGACTCGGACCAGTTAAAATTATTCGCGGCGTTAGCGTTCACACACTACCCGTGGGTTGACAAAATAGTATGTGGCTTCATTTGGTTAAAGGTGGGTAAGTTCGACAAAGAGGTGTACACCAGAGACCAGATGGCGGAGATATGGAGCGAGTTCTTACCTAGAACAGAGAGGCTAGAGATAGCATTTCGTGACGACAAGTGGCCTGCCAAGCCTTCGGGGTTGTGTAGGAATTGGTGTCCAGTTGGGCAGAAACTGTGTGATTTTTGTGGAGTATAAGTTATGGCAATGACACCGGAAGGTAAAGTTAAGAAAAAAGTAAAAGAGTATTTGACTTCAATTGGCGCGTGGTACTACATGCCGGTATCCAACGGTATGGGTAGAGCAGGGTGCCCGGACATACTGGTATGCCATAAGGGCAGGATGTACGCTATTGAAACCAAATCACCAGGAAAAAGGAACAACACTACGGCTAACCAAGACCGAGAGATAAACGCTATTAACGAGGCGGGTGGTGTAGCAGTGGTTGTTGACGACGTTGAACAAATCAAGGAGTTATTCGATGCCTAAAACATCAGCAAAATCGCTTAAAACCAAGGCGGCATACAATAAGAAGAAGAGCGTTCAAGACAAACGAGTGCTTCAGAACAAAGCAAGACGACACGCTGTAGCGAAAGGCACAGCTAAGAAAGGCGACGGTAAAGACGTTGACCACAAAGTACCATTAGCAAAAGGTGGTAGTGGCAAAGACTCCAACACGAGAGTTGTAAGCCAAAAGACAAATCGCGGGTGGCGTAAGAAGAACCCGGAGCTATATAAAAAAGGGAGCAAGTAAATGTTAGCAAATGATAGGCAAGTCAGCGGTGAGCATTACCAGACTGAAATCCAGCCTTGGGACTTTATAGTCGCAAATCACATTGGTTACCTAGAGGGCAATGTCATTAAGTACGTTTGTCGTTACAGGGAGAAGAACGGTATTGTAGACCTACATAAGGCACAACACTATTTAGATAAACTAATCGAGGGTTTGGAACATGCTAGTTTGGAAGAAAAAGAAAGCGTTACTACTGAAACTTAAGGAACCCGAACGGGTTCTAAACATAATAACTACAGCTAAGAAAGTAAAAGTAAAAGGGGTAGAGTACGTAGCTGTACCACACAAGATAGATGAAACCAAAGTACTACGTAGTTTGGGGGTTAATGCCCCTGCCCCTATAAGGCACTACTACGATTGGCCTGGACGTTTCGCACCGTTCTACGCACAGAAAGAAGCGGCGGCGTTCTTGACCATGTACAAGAGAGCGTTCAACTTAAGTGAGTTAGGGACAGGTAAGTCACTGGCGGCACTGTGGGCGTTCGACTACCTAAAAGGTGTCGGTAAGGTTAACAAGGCGTTAATCATAGCACCACTGTCAACATTGGAACGAACGTGGGCGGACGAAATATTCAACCACTTCCCACACCTAAACTGCACGGTACTATACGGCAGTAGAGACAAGAGAGTTAAGCTACTAAAGCAAGATGCTGACGTGTACGTAATAAACCCCGATGGAGTTTCTATTGTGGAGGAAGCATTACGTACAAGACCGGACATAGATATAGTAATAGTAGACGAGGTAGCGCAGTGCGCCAGGAACGCAGGTACAGATAGGTGGAAAATAATAAACACTATCGTTAACAAGCACAAAGTTAAACGTGCTTGTTGGGGTATGACAGGAACACCGACGCCTAATGCGCCCACAGATGCTTGGGCTCAGTGCAGACTCATCGTCCCCGAGAAAGTACCACCTTACTTCAATAGATTTAAGATGCAGGTGATGCGACAGGTGAACCAGTTCTCTTGGATACCTAAGCCGGATGCAACGGATATCGTAAAAAACATTATGCAACCTGCTGTTAGGTTCACGAGAGATGAATGTGTTGACCTACCACCGTTAATGTACGAAACTAGGATAGTTAGTCTTACTAAAGAGCAAGACAAAGCGTACAAAGAAATGATGACTAGGTTGCAGACACAGGCAGACACAGGTGCTATCACGGCAGTTAACGAAGCAGTTAAGATGGCTAAGCTAATCCAAATAGCATGTGGTGTGGTGTACGCCGATGACGGCAGTGAAGTAACAATACCATCTAACCCAAGGATACAAGAAACAAAAGATATCGTTAGGGCGGCGGAAGGTAAAGTCATTGTGTTCGTACCATATGTATCGTCAGTCAAAATGGTAGCGGCGGAACTGAGTAAGGAGTTCACGGTAGAAGTTATCTATGGTGGGGTTAAGAAAAATGAGCGCGACAGAATATTCGGGGAGTTCCAAAAAGGTAAGGACTTGAAAGTTATTGTTGCCCAACCAGCTGCGATGTCTCACGGACTTACCCTTACCGCTGCGAGTACTATAGTTTGGTACTCATGCGTCACATCAAACGAAACATTCGAACAAGCTAACGGTCGTATCAATAGACCGGGGCAGAAAATGAACAATTTTATCATCATGTTGGAAGGTACCAAAGTTGAGAAACGCATCTACGCTAGGCTTAAAAACAAGCAGAAAATGCAGGGTGCTTTACTCGACGAAATAAAAGCTCATAGAGGTAAAGTTATTGCTTGACACCCTGTTCGATTTAGGGTAACCTGTATTTCTTTGAACACATATGATAGGACTTGTACTTATATGAACTTACTTAAACCGGAAGAAGTTTCGGACAAACTAGGGATTAGTAAAGGTGCTTTACCGGCCTTACGTAGGCGCGAAGTCAGCTTTCCACCCCCTATTAGAGTATCAAAAAAGGTACTACGCTGGGACGAGGCTGACATCGATAATTGGTTAACAAACAAAAAGGAGAGTGCAAATGGCTAAAGCTAGTGAAATGGATGACGTTTCTTTACTGAAACTATTCATAGCGCTACGTGACCGCAGGACTCGTCGAAAGGCGGACTACCAAGCGGAAGACGTGGACGAC